TGATGATGAGAGAATAATTAGAGAGAATAAAGTAGACTCTATAGGTTCACTAATGTTACATAAAACTATAGCTAGAGTTCCGGGAAACTTTGCTATTGAAACAATGTTGAATAAAGCATTTGGCACAGAGTACAATATACCAAATGCATATGAATCTCCTACAAGAGAAGGTTTTCTACGAAGAACTGCACCTATTTCAAGGCAGATATATGGTAGATTATATCAAGGTAAGAAAAGTAAAATAGAACAAACTTTTGATAGACTCCGAATAACTAAATCACAAGTGATGAGAAGAACAGGCGTACCTGCAGCTGACCAATTATTAGGGTTTTATATGGGAGAAGTTGTTACTGATATAATAGGACCTTATTTAAAGACAGATGCTTGGAAGAGCATACCTGAAAAGTTTAAAAAAGATGCCTTGTTACAAGAGATAGCAAAAGTGAGAGAGTTTGTTACTGATATGGCTAAAAGAACTACTGTAGAAGATAGGTATGGTGAAACATCTAACCCTTATGATAAAGTTAGATTTCTTAGAATACCTAAAGTATATAGAGGAATGGCTAAAAAAGTGTATAGTCAAAGACGAGGTGGTGAAATTACTCCACTACAAGACTATAACTATACACAATTATTTAAAATTGCTAAAGAATTAAGCAAAACAGATTTAAGTGAGTTTGAATTTAAAGAGTTAGACCTCTTGGATGAGTTAAAAGAAACAGACCCTACTAGCGAATAACTAACGATTATCACCAGACCCTTGCAAAGTACCTCTTTCTTTTCTATCATTTAACTTCTCTAAGTTCATTTGCATAATAGTATTAAGTGGCACACCTATTTCTTTAGCCATTAATGCACAGTACCACAGAACATCACCTATTTCAGATGCTATAGCAATCTTCTTCATATCTAAGCCTTCTATACCTTCTCCATCACGGATAATTTTCTTTATCTTACCTGCAACTTCCCCAGCTTCACTTGTCAATCCTAAAGCTAAATACTCTAAGGCTTTTTCCTTTGGGTATATAGCTGTTTGTGATGCTGCATATTCGTATAGTTCAGCAGTCATTACTTCTACAATTAATAGTTCTTCATTTTTTACTTTATTTTGCATGTACTCTATCGCTTCCTTTTCAATTTTCAACATCATTATCACCTTTAAATGCCTTTATGACATCTGAAGAAAATAACTTCTGTAGATTAACTAAATACATTCTAGATGCGTTGTTATCCCCACCTGATACTGACCTTTTAGAATCTAAATTATTTATTATTTTCTTTAAACTGTCTGTATTAAATACTAATGTGCAAAATGTCTCATCTCCTACACACAAATTGTGAAACCAATAATCTGATTCTGTAGCATCTATGCCACTAGGCTTACCATAACTTTGATACTCAATGGCTATGTTTCCAGTTCTTTGCCACATTCCCCTTTCACTTTTTACTTCTATCTTTTTATCTTGTAACATATCAGCAACTTGCTGTTCCCTAACCTTTCCGTACTCTAGGTCAATATCAAACTTTTTCCTATCTTCAACGCAAGGCTCTAGGTTTTTCATTTTTTAACTACTTTCTTTGGTTTAATGTGTAATAGTTCTTTTATGTGTAGCTTTCTACCTTTAAAGAAAACTATAGTATTAATGCAAGTGTTGATGGTAATGGCAGAAATTAACCACCATTGCCACCATAACATTTCAGGTGATTCTACCATCAAGTAGAAGTGATGTCAACTATTTCACATGCATCTGCTGTACAAGCTAACTCCCTTCCACCACTAGTAGTATCTTCTTTTTCAAAGTCACCAAGCTTAGACCAATCAATAGACTTAGGCATAGTCTCCATTAACTTTGCATACTGTTCAGCATCTATATCTTGGTAAGGTGCTTGTTGATATGTATGCTCGCTAAATGGTAGGAAAGATATGCCTGATACTTCATCAAAGTTCTCATACACCCATGCTCCTACTTCCATCCACTCATCTTCTTTAACAGAGATAGTAACAGATGGTTTGTGTTCACACCAATGTTTTTGATAAACTAACCAAAACTTTAACTGCTCAATAGCTGACATATCTGTCCTTGTGATTGCACCTTCAGGAGCTTTCATAGGGAAGCTAAATACTGTTGTGCTATCAGATTTCATAACGTCAGGTTCAGATGGAATACCTGCTTGTTTCATAAACTGTGTGAGTGGGTCTTTGTTATCTCCACGTACAGTTCTGACGTAATATTGACTATGTCTAGCATGTATACCTGAAGCACTGTCAACTAATTGACTAACTGTACCACTAGGCTTGATACAAGTTATAGCAGTTGATTGTGGTATGCCTAATTGTTCAGCAAACTTCTTATTAGTTTCTACTGCTACTGCTTTTAATTGTTCAAGTACATCATCTAATTCGTAGTAAACATTGTTAAGTGTAGGACAATCTAGAATACCAGTTAGGGAAACTCCTAATAGTCTCTCTTCCTCTGTATTATCTTTCCATATCTTACGTAAGTATTTAAAGTTTGTAAGAGTTGATTGAAATGTACCAAGAATAGTAGCTAGTCTAACCTTTTCTTTGAGTATATCTAATGTATCTACTGAACGTGCTACAACCTCAGTAAGGTTACAGAACTGATATGGTCTAAGTATTATCTCACTACAAGGATTACAACCGAAGTAATGTTCTGCATCTCTTCTACCATTTTCTTTTGCTTTTGATTTAGCAGCTTTCCTATTAAAGATACCACGCTCACCAGACTTGGATTCATATAAGGATAGCCATTCTCTCATGAATGTGCCCATCTCAGGCTTACCTTTAAATGCTACAGAGTTATTAGCTAATGCTCTCTGTCCTTCATTCTCCCACCATTGACCAGACTTGGCATGTCTCATTTGGTCATCATTTAAATTAGATAATGAGATAAGAGCAGAACGTCTTACTCCCCCTACTACAACTACTTCACCTATCTTACACATAATATCGTGACATTCTATAGGGAATAGTTGTCTACCTTTTGCAACTTTAAACTTATCAATGCAGAACTGAAACAACTCAATTAATGGTGAAGGTCCTGATGCTCTTCCACCAAATGTTTTAAGTCTTGCACCTGCTGGTCTTACTTCTGACACATCCCATGTAGGTATTTGTCCTGCATAAAGCATAGCAATTAATTCACGTAATGCTTTAGACCAACCCGGTCTGCTATCTCCAACGTGTATGACCGTAGTGCTGTTCTCAAAATGTTCATTAACAATAGGAAGCTTACATATATTTTCTCTTTCAACGGAGAATCCAACTCCTGTACCACACATAAGTATGTACATACATTCATCAAAAGAACGAGGACTATCAACAGGTATATAGCTACAATTATAACCACCTACATGGCATCTATCTAATGCAGGTCCAGATGTCATCAAAGCTCTCATACTAGGCATAATACCTAATGATATGATTTGTTCTTTTAGCATAGTAGTTAAAGCTTTAGTCATAGTATATTGATGATTCTTCTTAAGATGAGTAGTCATGTAATCAAAATATCTGTCTACAGTCTCTCCCCAATTCTCTCTACGTTGGTCATCTTCTTTCCATCTTGCATACCTAGATAAAGCAATGAAATTTTGATAATCATTGGGCAGATAGTTATTAATCATTTATTTCTCCATTTTTACTTTTAAACTTGTTATTTCTGTTCCATCAATATCATAAAAAAATTCCTTTACATATTCTTCAAAGTCCTCCGTAACATCCCCATCAGTAGGAACGGGATATTCTTCAGGGTCAACTACAATTGAACATGCTATTCTAACTCTTATTGCCATCGTAAACCTCTATTAGTTTATTAAGATACCATTGTGCTTTCTTTAAGTCTTCTATACCATTTTTATATCTATATCTCCATAGATACTTAGCAATGTTTCCTTGAAGATAAGCATCAAAATCTTTACCTAACATAGCTTGTAAGGCATCAATACATTCAATTCCTGATTCATTATAATGACTAGGACTATTAACCATATCATGTTTTTCTTGCATCATCTTCATATACTCCATATGTCTCATTTACTAACTTTATCAAAGGCTACATTAATAATATTATCTTTATATTCAACCTTTTTACTAGTATCTTTATAGGACTCTTTATCTTCTTTGTCAATTGTATTAACAACATAGTTATTTATTTTATCACGAAAAGAAGGCTCTACCTCTAAGAAGTTTAGAGTTGCACAAAGCATCTTACAGATGTGCTCAACTTGATAGTAATCATCATCATCTAATGGATTTTGTGGGTTAGGTACTATATTTAATTCTATACCACCATTCCATTTTCCTTCACTATTTAAATGTGGATTTATTCGTATAAAAAAATCTTCTGGTAACACAGTGTCACTATTTCCAAACTTCTTCATTATTACTTTCTCCTAACTTTGTTTCCTGTAAATTTAATAAATTCGGGATGTGTATTCTTACCTTTTTCTTTTAACCAATCTTCCGGTATAATTCTATCATAGTATCTAAATTTATATTTATTACACCATTGAGCATAAGTTGATTTAGCACCTTTGCTTAACTTACTATTACTACTTGTAAATACAAATCTTATATCTAAATTAGGATGTTGTTTTTTTATTGCTAAATGCTTCCGTCTATCAACTGCTAAAAATCTACCTTTAGTTTCTATTATTATGCCATTATCTAAAATAAAATCAGGGGTATAGGTGCGATAGGCTAAATCTTCCCACTCTATTTTTATACTCTCATAAGAATACTTATAATTTCTTTCTGTGAGATATATAGAAAGTTTATGTTCTAAACCACTCCTATACCCATATTTTATAGCTTCTCTTCTGATGCTATGAGGAGACATCTATATTAAGTCTCCCCCCTTAGTTTTATGTATTGTGTCATCTTAGGCTCTTTAGCTTGTGACATTTGTGCTGGTAGCTCACGTAAAGTTTCCCAACATGAGTTTCTATAATCACAGAAAGTACAGTTTTTATTAAGCACCATATTACCTGTAGGTATTTTCCTAAAGTATTCAGGCTCTGGTTCAAAACATCTCTTAAACTCTTTTGCATTTGCTGCTGCTATAGTAGCTCTTATATTATCTAACTCTTGCTCCATCTCCATGTTAGATGCAGACACATATTTGAATTGTCCATTAGCTTTATTAACTACCCACCAACCACCTACTTTGTGTCCTGATGCTTTAGCATAGCCTGCTAATTGTCCAATGTAACCAAAACTATCACCTGCTTTTAGTGTTTCAAATGACTCAAACTTATATTTATATGACCAATCAGATGCAGACTTTATATCATCTAGTGCATCATCTATTACAATATCATATGTTCCTTTTATAGTTGTATTCTCGTCTAGTTGTAGTTCTACTTCTGCATTATCTTTGTACTCTATCTTAGCTTCTGTAAGTAATCCTTTGAATACAGATTCAACTATATCTCCAATCATCATCATCATTACAAAAGTAGTAGGTTTAGGTAGTGCTGTTTCTGGTCGGTTCTTCTCAAACCATAATTGACACGATGGTCTACCTATGTTTGACATACGCAGTCTAAAGTCACCACGTTTGTTACCACCAGCAAACTGACGTTTCAAAGCATCTTTAATTTCCTCCCCTATTCTATCAATAGTAGATTCACTCATTTGAGTTTCACCTTTGGTGGCATTTTCTAGATACCTATGAATCGCCAGTTCTGCTGGATGGTTCATTAAGCTACCTCTTCTTCAGAATCAATGTTTATAAAACTATCAACAGTATCCTTATCTGATTGGCTAATATTTTGCCCAGACTTTGTACTCCATTCATTAATGATGTACTCGTTATAATTCTGAATCCATGCCATGAAGTTAGCGAATAACTCTTGGTCATTATCAGTTAACTGTACTGTCTTAGTAACATCGAGACTAGCGTTTGGAAGATAGAATGAATTACCGTTAGGCAACTTCCTCTCTTCTGTAGTTAGCATAATGTTGTGTTGAACAGGTAGTCTTTTCATTTGTGCTAATTTGGTAAATGGTTCACCGAGAGTTTTGAAAGCATCACGATTATCAATTTCCCATATAAATGGAGACTCCTGCAACTCAACAGCTTCACCCTTTTCATTAGTGGTATTTTCTAATGTTATTAATCCAAATATAACACGAACTCGCTTTATCTGTTTTAATAAATCTTGTGAAGCTATTGGTAATGATTTAAAATCTTTTACATAACCTGCTGGTTTACCACAATTAAAACCACCTTGATTATCCTTTAAATCAATATTCAAATTATCAGCCATAACAGTTTTATGATAAGAACCCATAGGCTCACCTGCCTTTGCACTGGTATTCTTAACAAATCTCTTATACATAAACCTCTGCATAAATGGTCTGA